GATTAAGGACGTCATTTACTTTGGTGCTATTGCGGAGGCTTACCACATGGACAGCCACAAAATCGCGTGGAGTTGGACGTACCCCTGCGGATGCAAGGGCAACACAGAACTTCCATATCCCCACACGTACGAGATTTGCGAGCACAAAGACAACTTGTGGTGGGCGGATCGTTACAAAGAGACCGGGCGCACGACGTATATGCCCTTGCAAGAAGACGAAGTCGAGGAAGTCCTGTGCGAGTTCTCGATTGGCGAGGAGGACGCACCAAAGCTTAGGGCCCTTATCGAAGAGGCGATAGAATTGTTAGGAGAAATCGGTATGGAATATCACGACATTTTTGCCGCCAAAATCAAAGCCGAAGTGGGTGTTGATATTTTAAGCGTTTTGGAGGAGCACGGTTTTTACACGCGGACTAAAGATTGGTATTTGCGTAACAACATCACACCGATATACTTTGAAGAAATCAAGGTAAATACCGTTTCAAAATATATGGCAGAGAGGTTGTTACTCCAACTCGAAAAAGCGAAAACCGCGCATTTGGACGCCAAATGGTTTCCGGCCATCAACCAAGACCAACGTCTCTTGTTTGACGAGCATGTAGTCAAAATCGAGGAACCAGGTCACGTGACCTCCGAAGACGGCATGATAAAAGCGGCTTCCGATTGAGGGCAGCAAGCACCGGAACCGGCATCCCCCATGGCGACCCCAACCGTCGAGTCACCCCTTTCGCCAACTGAATTCGAAGATGACTCAGTCCCGTCGTATGTTCCGCAAAGGGTACAGTCGGCCGGTTGGGTGCCAACCCCTTCACCGCACCAGCACAGGGGCGCAAATGCAGAAAAACAACAAGATTTCTCTATGTTGGGAATCATGGAAGCACAACATGGCGCTAAATTGGTTCACCAACAATCCCTTACAACCATTCTCTACAACCTGCTCAAAACCCAGAACTCCTTCGATCTCAACGTCATTACTCAAAACAATTTGGAGAGGATGATTTGTGATTTCCAACGCGAAGACTCACGCTGGACCTTTTTGATGCAAGCCGCCTACTGGAACAACGAAAGCGTGACCAGATGGCTTTTTACGCAAGGCGCCGACCCTTTTGTCCGCAACGCCAGCAATCAAACCGCCCTTGATGTTGCCCTCAACGAACGCAACATCAACGTAGCCGAAATCATACGAATCCGGATGGCCGAACTTCAAATGAAGAAAACGACCAAACCATCCGGTCCCATAGACATCAAAAGTCAACAGAGCCGTTAGGTGTCACGAGCTGCAGGAACTTCCGCTGTAACAATTTCATCAGCGTTCATCCCTGTTTTCTTTTCCGCTGCTTTCATCCGATTATAATAAGAATCCAGAGTTCCCCCGTCAAAAATTTCGCGAATAAAATTTACGCTGTGCCTCCCGCAGGTAGCAACGTCGGGGGACTCGTTTTGGTAGTCGTGTGGGTTGTACGCGATTGGACCTTTGAAAGTAGCCAGTAAATCCGATATCGATTTGTCTCCTCCGTGTAGCACGCGCGCTTTGCTGAACTGTGCGTAATCGAGCTGTTTGTCCGGCATTTCACCGTAGGGGTCGAAAAAAAACAAGCCCTTAGAGTTGCGCGCAAGTGCGCACCAGTGCCCATCCTTCGGCCGGTTTTCGTATAACACGATAGCACCACTTGGGGATTTCGGTAATAAAGAGTACACGTTGGGGTATTGATTCAAATTGGAATATCGCACGATGCGAACCCCGCGCGGGAGGCTTTGCTTCAACTCCAAGTCATCCATAGGCCGAGAAATAAGCTTCTGTAATGTGTTCGGCAACCTGCCAGCACCATTTAACCTTAATAAACGCAACACAGGCATCTTATCAAAATCCAGTAAAAAATATTTAATATATAATTGTTATTCTATATATATCTTGAAATGTCTTTCAACTTCGAAAAGGTCGGTAAGCCGTTGTGTGTCGTGCAAGAAAAAAAACCCGGCGCCGCAGGGACACTCAAAAACCAGGTGATATACTTGGCGACCGGTGATGAAAAAGAAGACCCTAAGCACCCGTTCACCTTCTACAAATTTCCCAACGGAGTTTTGTTACAACAGGTGCCAAACACCGAAAGCGAGCGTGAGGTTCTGTATATTACGGGCGCATCGGGCAGCGGTAAAAGCACTTACACGCGACTTTACTGCGAGCAATACAAAAAAAAGTTCCCCAAGAACCCTATCATCTTGTTTTCCAGTTTGCCAGAGGACGAAAGTTTGGACTCCATAAACCCCCGGCGCTTTAAGATCGACGATCGCTTGATTGAGGAACCCATCACCACAGACAACATCGGCATCTTTCAAGACTCGTGCATCATCTTTGACGATATTGATGTTTTGACCAACAAGAAGCACAGGCAGGCCGTCCTCGACATCGCAAACTGTGTTCTGGAAATTGGCCGGCATTTTAAAATCACCGCCATTTTCACAAACCACTTGCCGACCAATAAGGGCGATACGCGACGCGTTTTGAATGAAAGTCACGCTGTGGTGTATTTTCCACATTCTGGCTCGATGCGTGGAACGCGATACTTGTTGGAGCAATATGTCGGGCTGGATAAAGACATGATTTCCAAGATAAAGAAGATGCCTACCCGTTGGTGCTGTGTATTCAAAAACTACCCCCAAGCCGTTATGACCCAAAGGCGTATAATGCTTGCAAGTACGATGGATGAAGATTACCGAAAACCAGTAGATTCTGATGGCTCTACGGACGGTTCTGAGGACGATGATGTCTGAAATCGAAAAGTCTAAAAGTTTTTTTAAGATGGAAAACATGATTTCTTGATTTCATGATTACATTTTTTGTATTCATGAATTCATTTATTCATTTTTTTATTTTCAGTACAAGTCAAAAGTAGTATAGTATATACTAAATATCGGTATATTGTATTCAAGAAATCAAGAAATCATGGTTTAGGGGTACAAGGGGGAACTTCTAAGATTTCATTTCACGACTCCTCCCCGAATCGACGAGGCTTATAAAACCCGAGACTTTTCAACTGCCTTTCCCTTCCATAAATCTTGGGCAGACCCCTATTTCCCATCAATATTGGCATGTGCTTAATCTCTTCTGAAATCTTACCGCCTGTGGATGTGGGCGGGGCCGCCATATACATCTCGTTCTTGTTGTCGTTGAATCCTTCGTAGGATGCCGCGGGCAGTTTACGTTTTCGCACGTAACCGACGGGTCTTGTAGAATAGCTGCTTGAAAACAAACCGGCAGGAACCATTCCGCCGCGGGACCGTCGTTTCTTGGACGGAAGTTCTGCGTGCATGTCAAGTGGGCCGTCGTAGTCAGTTTTGCCGAACCCCCTTTCTGGGTTGAATCGTTGTGGTGGATTCCTGGCTCTTTCTCCACGGAGAGGGCTCGTTATCGATGTTCGTAAAGTTGACTCAGTTCCTGGTGCTTCTGTCCAAAAATCGGTCGGCAAAGCAATTCGACTTTCAGTTAACACATCCAAAATTTGTGCAGCCGTAGAACTTTGTGGAACATCAATACCATACATAGATGCGTGAGCCTCTAACCTTTGTCTAGGATTCCTAACCTTTGATGGTTTTGAGTCATAAACTTTCCGATTTTGTTGTTCAATACCGGGACTACGACTAGCAGAGAGAAGGGGTGACTGTAAATCAACAACCTCTTCAACATCTGCTGGTAGTGCTTGCTGCCGCCGTGGCGTTTGTGGCGTTCGCTCACCGCTTGGCCGCCCCAAAAAACTTGATATGCCCTGTGAAACACGTTGTAAACCACGTTGTAAAAGACTTGGTGCTGCGGGGGGGGCAGGAGAAGGCGATGCAACGGATGCGCTTGAAGAAGGCGATGCAACGGATGCGCTTGGTGAAGATTGAAGACTGGAAATAGGAACTACTTCTCTCCTACTTTCAGAAAATGTGGAACCAGGGGAAAGAGCTGACGGTCTGGCAGACGATGCGGACGACGCTGGGGTCGTTCGGCTTGTTTGAGGTGTGCCTAAAACTGTACTTTCAAGTGCTGCGTCAAGTTGTCGTTGCAGAGCAGTCTCTCTTTGTTGTGCTAAACCTAATTGTTGCCGAAGTTGATCTCTCGTTTCATTTGTCCTTTCTAAAGATTGTTGTAAACCTCGTATCTCCCGCCTCAAATCGCCTGTTTGAGAACTTTGTTCCTCCATACTTCGAAGCTGTTGTCTTGATTCATCCAGAGCACCTTCATATGCCGACAACATTCGTTCTAATCTCTGTTTGGCGGCCCGTTCACCTTGTTTTTGAAGCGCATCGGCTACTCTTTTTTTCAATTCTCTTCTTCTTTTTTCCTCCGCTTCGTTTTCCTTTTCTATCAATTTCACTAGACGTTGTCCTTCTTCTGCTTCTCCGGGAATGTCAGTCGTATTGCCACGTCTATCAAAAGCCAATCCAAATCTATCGGAATCAAATCTTCCATAAACATCGTCCAATTGTTCCTCGTCTCGACTTTCTTGCCGCTGTCTGTCTATGGCTGCTAAAATGTCTGCTCCCATTCGCGCTCGACGCGTCCTAGGTGAGTCTGGTTCTTCATCTGGCAAACCATAGTCCATTCCAGCCGGCGGAGCTGCCGCAGCAGCAGGACCCGGCACTCCCATTTGAATTGCGCCGCGTTGCGGGCCGTATCGCACAGGCAAGTAGTATTCATCCTCGATTTGGTTTTCGATGCTGTCCAACCCTTGGCCAAACAACACTTCAGCATTAATTACCATACGATTTAAAGACAACATTAGCCCCGCGTTTTGAAGTTTTACTCCAATATCCGTTTTGAGTTTTGTCACGGGTGCTTGGAGCTGATTTGTAATCATTTGTTTCAATTGGTTCGAATCCTCGTCGCTTAATAATTGGTTGTTTGGACCAGTCAAATACGGGTTTACTGCGCGCACCAGTTCGTTCCATCTTTCAGACAAAGGAGACAAGTCCAACTGGTTTGGTTCAAAAATAGGTTGTTGCGTATTGTCGACGGAAGCCTGTGCAGCAGTCACGGTGTCGAGAAACTTTTGAATGCGCATGCTGACATCGCCCACCATAACTTGAAGTTTCAAAGACGGTTCAACCACTTCGTCGCCCATCGCGGCAATATGCGCAAACAATCGATTTCTAACTTTTTGGTTTGCCAACAAATCTTCATCGTATGCCTCGCGATTGAGTTTCGTGCGAAAGCCCGCCAAGGAATGGTCCACACCAAAAAATGCACCGCCTCTATAACCTAATGATTGATTCATTCGTATTAATATATACGTATATGTAGTATATTTTAATACCATTTTATTCTATTTCATTCTATGCTCTTTGATGTATCGACTTGCTTCGCCCAACGACATTCCCTTTTCCCGCATAAGTTGACTAACCATCGCGCCGCGTGTAGAACGAGCACCGCTGCCGATGTTGCTTCGGCGTGTTTGAAGTTCTGGAATGATGCTTCCACCATCACGGGAGGCAGTAAAGTCAAGATTGCGGCCACGTTCGAGGCGGCCACCCTCCGAAACACTCATTTCACATTTGTTGTTGTAAGTGCGTCCCGTTTTTTCGCTGGTCACGGGTGCGTAATTACGGGGGCACATTCGGTTTCCACCGACGCCCGATTGCATGTTGTCCTGCGGAGTCAAATCGTGTCCAAGTGCCCTCACGCTGACCGGTGGCTGAACTCTGGGTCTGCGTCCACCGCGCGACCTGCTCGACTTGCCTACGAACTGCTCGTCTCCCATGCCCGGTTGCTGATTTACGGAGTCGGGTGGCGTCAGTCCTGTTGGTTGGTTGCGGTTATCATACCCGTACAAAGATTCCACAGTTGGTGTAAGAGGTCCGTACCCACTTCCTCGCAAACCCATCTGGGGTAAAATGCCGCCAATTGTTCGCGCACCCCCCGTCATGTGCAACGGCAAGGCGCCGCCCTCTAAGTCACCCTCGTCGTCATACTTGTATTCGTCTTCGTAATTGTCATCGTCGAAATCGTGGGCACCGCCGGACATGCCCTCGCCGCTCATGCTCGGCAACTGGCCAAGAACGTTGGCTCCCGTCTGCGCAGCTTGTGCGTATTTGCCATACTTGCCGGTTTTGGGAACCAGAGAAGCAACGGCGCCAATTGCCGGTGCGAATTTCTGAGCTGTGCCAAGTACTTTGCCTGGAAGACTGACAATAGTACTGCCCGCCCTCTTGAGAAAGTCCATAAAGCCACGCCCCCTTTTCATACCACAAATATCTTTAGAAATTCCACCAGCAAGTTTTTTCTTGCCGTGAGGAAGTGCGTTCCTTATCTCTCTGGTCATACTGCCTTTTGTCATTTCACCCCTCATGTATCGACCGACAATTCCTCCGACCATTCTATGGGCGGTTTCGGTTAGGTTGTGACCTGCACCCGACATGCCGCTTCCAAAGAGTTTTGAGAGTAGATTGAGTCCGATTGGGGCAGCCATCATAGCCAGAGGACCGATGCCCCCGGTGGGGTGATGTCTGCCAGAACCAAAAAGTTTTGCTACAAAAGGAAGAGCCAAAAGGGGCAAGATGCCGCCGCTCATACCAGCGCCGCTACGCCCGGCACCCAAGTCTAAACGAGCTCTTTCGCGGACAACGGAATTAGGTTCAACGTTGCTCAAAGGTCCGCGGTCGGGAAAGCCAACCATGCCGGCACCCTTGGCACGCCCAGAACCCAAATCGCGCCTAGCACGTTCTCGAATGACGTTGCGGGGTGCCACCTTTGGTCTGGTTATGTCGTCTTCAAAGACGCGGTTCTGTTGCTGAAAATAATCTTCGGCAGGGTGCAGTTCACGCCCGTCACTATCATCATAACCTCGCGCACCCGACCCAAGCAAACGGTCGCGGTTTAGCGCCGCCCTCCTGGACAAATTCAACGCTTTCTTCGCAATATGCCTGTTGTATTGATCGTCGTACAAACCCATTATATATATATACACATAAAATGAATGTTTATATATATTTTTTTGGCATTACATATTGCCCAATTCGTCAATATTTATAATTTCAATTTCATTTGTTTTTGGTTGAACAACAATATCCGCCGTCAATTTTACATTCTTGTTTTGACCATGAATCGCAATTGACGTTAATCCATTCGTTACATTTGGACGTTTTGTTTTGGTTTCGCCTTCTTTATGTGGATATTTTGTATTAAAAAGCGCAATAACATCATCCGGAATAATTGGCGCTATTTCTTCCAAATTCTTTATGTCGGTGCGAATCATGTTCAACGCTTCTTTTGCTTCTAGTCGTACCTGTCGTTCCAACGCGAGTTCCACAGCAATCTTCCGACATATCTGAGCGTACTGCAGCGACACCAAACGATGCCGCTCGCTTCTTTGCGCCAGTTGAAAGTAACTGTCTAAGGCCTTGATGCACCCAATAATGACGCTGAAAACGCCGAGCACGATGTTAATGTCTTCATAATCGATTTTGATGCCGGTGGCGAAGCCGATGGCGGATGACCCAAGGATGACGGGAATGTTGATCCAATTGCTGTATGTGTTGAACTTTTCATGAGAAATGCGATGTAAGATGCTGAGGCTTTCCGACTTTTCGGCTTCGTCTTTCAACAACCCTTCCAAGTCGTCGTCGTACTCCGGTTGTTTCATTTGAATATATATGTCTCCATATATTCAAATTATTATTTTGTCATTTAATACAGGCGGTCCTCGATGTTAAACGCGGTGGAACCTTTGCCACAACCGCGCATACCTCCGGATCTACCCTCACCCATGCTGGGAAGCTTCTGAACAAGATCGGAACCCTTGCTCAGCACACTACCAACCTTGCCGAGG